GTAAATGGTGGTAAGAGATATGAAGTTCCGGCAGAGGATAATGTAGAAGCTGCCACAATGGTTAAGAAGATCACAAATGTATTCGATGCAAAAATCGGGATTGCAGCAGTTAGCACAATGAACTTTGGATTAAAAGAAAGACTTGAAGAAGCCGGTATTACTGTTGCATACGCATAACAAACAAAAATAAAGGACAAAACATTATGATTTACAATATAGTTGGAGATTTATTAAAACAGGATAAAGTAGATATAATTTGTCATCAGACAAACTGTAAAGGTGTGATGGGTGCAGGAATTGCATTTCAGATTAAAAGAGCTTATCCAGAAGTATTCAAAAAGTACAAAGAGTTTTGTGATGAATATGAAAACATTTTACTTGGAAGAACATTATTCGTAAATTGTAATGACGGAAAAGTTGTTGCAAATCTGTTTGGTCAGGATAGCTATGGTAGAGGATTCTGCCAGACAGATTATGTGGCACTTGAAAAGGCAATTGCTACGGTGGCAAAAACCGCAGCCAAATATAAAAAGAGTGTCGGATTCCCGTACAAAATTGGTTGCGATTTAGCCGGTGGCGATTGGTCAATAGTAAGCAAAATCATAGAAAAATATTTTATGGATTCTGAGGTGGATTGCTACATCTGTTCGCTAACACAGGAACAGGAGCATGAATGTTAAATAAGAAAGAATTTATAAATGTGGTCAGTGGCACTACTGGAAAATCTAAAAAAGAGGTTGAAAGTGCCGTTGACCTGGTGCTTGAAGGTATCAAGTATGCCTACAAGTATTATGATGGTGTAAAGTTCGTTGGTTTTGGTACTTTTAAGAAAAAGACAACGAAATCACGAATGGGCACAGATCCAAACACACTTGAACGAATTAAAATCGAGTCAAATGTGTTACCAAAATTCATTCCGGGAGCAGAACTGAGAGGAATCTTTGCTTAGTTCCCGGAAATTCAAAAGAAAGTGCAGATAAATTATGAGAGCATTCAGGAGTGGGAAAAGAGACTTTGTAAAAGACGAAATAGTATTTGTTGTTGACAAGCTGGACAATTTTATGAATATATTGATTGGCAAAATCAATACATACGCTGGTTATGGAAAATACTATGTTGATTTATATACGGTTACGGAGAAAAAAGAAGATATTGATCCGAACCTTAATATCAGAATTGGAGATGATGCTGGTATTAGAGAGTGGATTAACAGAGGGTATTTAGTATTACGGTCAACCGTTGAACATTACCATAAAAAGCATCCAGATTCTCCATTATATATTGTTGAGCGAAAAGATAATATTTTTCATTCTTGGAAAGATTCGGTGGATGAATTTAACCGAAGGAAAGAAGAGAAGAAAGTCGAAGAAGAACGGCGCAGCAATATGACAGAATATCAGCTTTGCAGAGAAGACAATGCTGTATATTTGAAAAAGTGTGGTCTTTCCGATGAGGAAATTTCTGAATGTCTCAATTTGATTGATGAAAATGATTCACTACCAGATATGGAAGATATTGATATCAGACGTTTTGGGAATGAGGTTCAGTGGAAATATCGTAGTAAATGGGAAAAGTTAATTGAACTTAACCGACCAGAGGAAGAAAAGCATAGCGAAAAATACTATGCAAATATATACCATGTGTGGGATATGGATCAAGAACCTGTTTTTAGAGGGTATACAAATGAATCGCCGGAGTCTTTGTTTGAGAAATATAGTGATTATACAGAGTATTATTTTCACGTTGCCAACAAAGAGTGGAGCATCGAAAAAGGTCTTGAAATTCCAGTGGGATATGGTAGTTGTGTTGCAGCAGATGAAAATGGAGAGTTAAAACCGGCACTTGTTATAGAGTATTTGACAGAACATGGTTCTTTCGAGCTGGTTGGTGGGAAACTTAGACATTTTGACATTTCCATTGATTATAAACATAGCGTAAATACTTTTTGGATTTCTGTGCTTTCAAAAACCAAACTGAGCAACCAGGAAATCCGTGAATGGTTCTTAAAGAGAATCGGA